TTGAAATCCTTCGCCATAGCCTGTGTATTCACGTCACGCTTTTCCTGTGCAATGCGAATGCACTTTCCAACATTTGTTCTGTTCATGTGGTCTCCCTGTTAAACTGTAGACGTTTCATCTGAGAAACCCCTCAGGGGCGCATGAGCTACGCCCCGTTTGGCCCCCGAAAGGGGGCTGTTTTTTTCTACCACGGGATCTCGTCGTTAACGTCTACGGCAGGCTTGGCCGGTTGCTCAGGCTTGTCTTCCTTGTAGTCCTTTGGACGTACAGAGAAACTAACCAGCGGAGCCCGGTCACTCTGGCCGTCCTTCTTCTTCCAGCCACTCAGCCAGTATTCCTTGCCATCGACATTGATGGACCCAGAAAAATCTGGATGCTTGTCGGTCTTCTTCTGGTCATTGTTCCAAATGGCCCCACGATTGGTATTATCAAACTCCATCTACTTTCTCCTGCTTTTTTGCGATTTCTTCACGACACAGCACCACGCTCTCTTGTATGCGCTCCATCAAGATTGGATCCGGGTTCTGCATCAGTTTGCTTCTGACCTCTACGAGGACATCGATAATATGTTTTGCACCTTGTGCAGTCATTGCATGCTCCTTAGTCGCTCATATTCGTTTTGGATCGCGTCACAGGCTTCCCAGACCTCTTCCGCCAGTAATGTGATGTAGTCCTCGTCCCTGTGAACTCTAACCTGAAGCACCGGCATAGATTCGTGATACGACACAAAATCCCACCACTCACGCTCAGTGATCCACAGACAGCCCATCACCTGCTGTTTGTACTTTGCCGGGAGCTCACCCGACCGGAGATACGCGACATGAGTCGCCGGTGCAGGGCACTTAATCTCCAATCCACCGTCCAGACCAACCAGTCCATCAGGACTAACACCGCACTCCATCGTATCGTGCTTGCAGAACCCGACTTCTTCGACAGTAGAACCTGTCGCGAGCTCATAGTATTCACGTGCCTTGGGCTCCAGTTCTGTGCCCCTTTGCATCCATTCATTCTCGTACACCTTTGTTGACTCGCCGGTCAGCAACTCAGCCACCAACTGGTTTATGTAGCCTTCGGCTGACGCTGATCGCTTGCCGCTCGCGGTTACCAAATTTGCGAACCCCGACCCACTTGGGCAACCAAGACGTGACATCAGCCACGCCTCAGATCCCTGCTCATGATCAATAACCCGCATCACAGATCCTCGTCCGCGACAGTCTCTGCCTGTGCGTCAGACGCCTCCATAGCCGAAATCTTCTTGGACAGCATGTTGTACGCCTGCTCGTGGTGAGACTGGGGTAGCTCAGACACTGAGTCGATCTTGTAGAAGTTCAAGAACTTCTGAACGTCAGACCCTGAGTAGTCAAGCATCTCGCTCAGGCGCTTTGCCTGTGCCTTGTCGATTGGCTGTGACTGGGCCTCTTTCTCAGCAGTCGGGATGTCCTCGCCTGCGTAGATGTAGAAACCTAGACCGAACATAGCCAAGCACTTGACCAAGCAACGCATGCGAGTATCGGATACGGCACGTGTGTCAGGATTAATGATCGCCTTGTTCTTATGGTCCATGACCGGCAACCACATGGTGCGTGTCGCCACCTCTTCACCATCGTGAACAGTCAGCACACACTCAACCATCATCGACCCGTCATCGAGCTTACGATCATCAAAGATGTAATAACTCTCAGGATACTTTGACATCAGCGTAGACCACGCCCACGTCCATGACAGATAGGACAGGTTGCCCTTTTTCTGCACGTGCTCGTTGACGTTGATCGCGGAAAGGTCTGCCCAGATACGGGCCATGAGTGTTGTTGTAGACATATTGTTTGCTCCTATTGATTAACAACAGGAGCATTACAACATTATTTGATTACAAGTGCAACACTAAGTGTGTGCGAGGCCAACAGGACATATATTCCTCGCAACCAATCCGTGTTGCTTATGGAATATCAGCGAGTGCATTTCACGCGCCGCGTAGTACCCTGATCTTGCGTGCCATGCGTCACTGGGTGCCATGGTGTTGAACGACTCGACTCGACAGCCGGTGTACTCCTTCACGACCTTGTGATGAATGTGACCTGTCAGCCAATGCCGGTGTCTTGACTGGCCCCAGTCCTTTGCCCACAGGTGCGCCATGATGCCGGGTAAATCATCCATCTTGGCACCATCGCCGTGAGTGACGCCTAGTAGCACCTCACCAAACGTATACTTCTGATAGTGGCCGGGGTCCATTACGACATTGACCCGCGGGTTGTTGTCGAAATATAGGCTCAAAGACAGTTGAATCCACTGAGTAGAGTCTGGGTCATGGTTACCTGCCGCGTTGATGACAGTGACGATCTTGTGCTTTTTTAGCAGTCGCTCGATGGCATGGATCATAGACCATACAAATACTTTGATGATTCGGTAGTACCGGCTCGCCACGTCTAGCTGTGCGCCAGATCTCCGTGTGCGGTTGGTGGAGTCGTCGGTGTGCAGGGCATCGCCTACGTTTATGAAAAGGGCTTCCCGGCTCGCAGGAGCGCCTTGTACCAGATAGTCCACAGCACTCTGCATGATGTTGTATGCAATCTCTGAATCAAAGTCATCAATCTTAGTTTCGTCTTTATGCGAGAGCATTCCAAAGTGAGGATCGCCCATAACAAGTGTGTGGAGAACGTCATCTGTGTCGTACCCCATATGCTCAATCGGTTCAGACTTGCCCCGGTACTCTTCAAGCGCATCGCGTATCCCCTCTAGTATGATTCTGGCCTGTTCTTCTTCGTCGGCCTTGGTCTTAACCCATTGCAGTACCTGACCTTTTTCTTGATGGTACAGGGTAGATGTGCCCTTGAGCATTAGGCTTTCAGGCAACACATGGGTCAGATCGTGTTCTGGTGAGTAACCGCGGCTTTCAGCCGTGCGCCTCACGATTGTTAGCAAATTACTGACTGTGCCTCTTGCACAGTTTAGTGCTTTTGCGGCGTCTCTCTGGCTACCGTGTTCAATTATTGCTTGTACGATTTGTGTCTGGCGCTCTGTCTTACAGAACTCCAAAAGTTTTGGATCGACTGACATAATCCCCTCATTGAATTGTCAATTCATCTGTGGCCATAGCCTTTGACAGCCTCTCCGCACGTTGACCCACCTGACGGGCCCATCGACTATCGAGCATTTCGCTTGCGGCTGTTTCGTAGTCTTCTGATTGTATATACCCAAGGGTCTTCTCAAACTTCATCAGTGTTGGCGTGCCCAAGTTAAACGCCATGTCCAAGATCACACGCTGACGCACCTCTGACAGGTTCCGCCACCATGCAATTGCATTGTCTAGTTCTTCGGACACACGCAGTATGTCGCCATCCAACAGGTAGCGTGCTTCGTCCTCTGTGATACCAATATCCTCGATATTGCGACCGACACCGATTGTGAGCTTGCCAGCCGTACACCGGTAGGGCTCCAACTTCAATCCTTCGTGTAATATCAGTTGGTCCTTCAGTGCCTCTATATCCATATCATCAAACCTCAATTCTTCTTCCTTAACTTCATGATCTTGTCTGCCGACTTGATACCAAACGCGGCAGAGCATGCTAAAAACAATAGGTATTGATACCACTCAGGGAGCTCACTGAGAGCCGCAAAACCTTGGTTGACCCGATCAATCACAGACGTGTCACCAGTGGCCACAGCGTAGCCTACAGCGATCAGAGGCAGGGTAAGGATGATGGTGAGATATTCGTCCTTCCAACTGGACCCAGATGCTTCTGCCATCTTTGATTCCCAGTCAGAGTCGTTTTGGATTGCTTGGATCTTGCGTTGTTGAATGGCCTTTTTCTCTTCGGCCTTGCCCTTGATGAAGTCTTTCGCCAGTTCAACTGCGGGTCCGATCAGTAGGTTTAACATGTCAAATTCCTACCTTGACTTCTTTCTCTTGGCAACGCCCTTGAGCTTGCCTGATTTTTCCATGGCATAGAACATGGATGTGCCCTTCTCTCTGCCGTACTCATCGATCATCTCTTGCATGATCTTCCGGCCCTTGGCTGTCAGTGGCATGACTTGCCTCCTGTGGTTTTCTGCCGCACCTGTCGCACCTTTGCAGGGGGCGCTTAGTGTAATGCATGCCGCAGTCGGTAATGTAATTACCGTTCTTTACGGTATAGTGACAGAGCCTTACTTTCCTTTTGACCATGCTTGGGCACCAAAAAAGGCCGCTGTCAGACCTGCTGTGCTAACAAAATAAGTGGGAGCCATATCGCCAAGAATAGTGGATGCAGAATCAAGACCGAAACCAGCGCTGATAACCACGGCAAAAGGATAGAGAAGCATGCCAGATAGCGCAAACCAAGCCATGCGGCGCTGTGCATCTTCCTTGGCGTCTTCATTTTCCAATCGAATAAACTCAGCATGCCGGGCCATCTCCTCGTCAGTCACGATCCCATCACCGTCCAAGTCGGCTACATTGTACTTGCTATCCGATTGTAATGTCTTCACTTTTTGCTCTTCACTTTGGCCTTTTTGGTATTAGATACTACGGTCTTGCCCTTCTTGCCTGCCGACTTTTTCTTGCGAGCAGTCGCGGCACGCTCTGCCTTGGACAGTGACTGGGCCTTAGCCTTTGGCAAACACCGGGCTGGGTTGTCCTG